TATCTAGTTCCATTTGTAACAAGTGGAATTGGTAGTAATATTGTGTCTGGACAGACTGTAAGTGTTGACACAACACCAGCACTTGGACAGAACGCACAGACATTAGCAGAAGTTGACTCTGTTGAATCTGCATCTCCATACGTATTCAACGTATCAATCAGATCTACATGGGGTATTTGTGGTATCTGGGCAAATGGTTTGAAAGCCACTGGTTTCAAATCAATGGTTATCGCTCAGTACACTGGTGTATCTCTACAGAAAGATGACAGAGCATTCATTAGATACGACGAGTATACAAACACATGGAATCAAGCATCACTTGTAGATGCATTTGCTACAGTTCCATATCACACCAAGGGTGATGCATACTTCAAAGATGAGTGGAGAACTTTCCACGTTCGTGCATCTGAAGATTCATTCATCCAGTGTGTTAGTATCTTTGCTGTTGGTTTTGCTGATCACTTCTTGATGGAGTCAGGTGGTGACATGTCAATCACCAACTCTAACTCTAACTTTGGTAACACATCCTTACATGCTATTGGTTTCAAAGGATTTGCGTTCAACCAAGATAAGGGTGGATACATCACAGATATTATTCCTCCTCAGACAGTTGTTGATAATACTGCAAATACTAAAAAGATTTCCTATTACACTATTGATATACAAGGGACATTATCAACTGCACAGAACTATACAAAATTATTCTTAGGTAATGAAGACATTGTAGATCCATTAGTTAGACCAGCAGCAACAATTGATGGTTATAGAATTGGTGCTAAGTCTGATGATAAACTATATGTAAAATTAGATCCAGCACCTGGCACAGATGAATTCTTTAACGCATCATTAGAACCAACTGGTTTTGTTAAGTACATTGCAAAAGGATCCATACTTAATCCAACGGGTGGTGTAGTTAATAGTGTGTATGCTGATGCTGCTAACTTGATTGAAAGCAACAGACGCATGATGCAAGAGGAAGTATTTGGATATATTTTAGAAAAATATCCAAGACTTCAGAATATTCCTTATGTTAATCCTGGTTTAGATCCTGCTGGTAACAGATACTTTGATGCTCGTAACTTAATTGCAGCAAACAGACAGTGGATTGTTGATACAGCATTTGACGACATGACCAGAACCTATGGAACTACAGTAATCCAAGGTATTGGTGATGGTAAGTGTAAGAGAGATATCGGTCTAATTGTTGATGCTGTTGCAGAAGATTTAAGAGACGGTGGTAACTCCAATATTATTGATGCAACTAGAACATACTTTGATGGTGATGGTAACCCACTAACTAATGGTTTAGTTGGTGAGGAAGACTATGCAACTTATGCATTCCGTAGAGCAAAAGATCTATGTAAACTTGCTATTGCTAACTTAGGACCTAACAAGGCAGACTTATATGATCCTGATCCTAACAGTAACCTTGCTCCTTACGGTATCAATGTTGGTAAGACAGGTTCACAGGCAGAACTAGATGGTGATACAACAAATGGTGTTACTATTGACCTAGCACTCAAGGCAGATCCAGCATCCCGTTACAAAGATGCCCGTAACAGAATTGTTGCTAACAGAGAATTTATCCTTGATGCAGCAGTCGCAGAGATTTCAGTATATCATCCAGACTTCTATCATCCTACTGATACACAGACAAACTCACAGTCAAGACTTGCTGATGCATTCCGTTTAATCAGAAGAAACTCATCTGAGATTAGAGACAAAGCACTTGCTCAGATTGCTGTTGATCATCCTAACTTTGTGATTGATGGGGATAGTGCAGTTGATGGAGGATCAAGATTTGCATCTGCATATCGTTTAATTAAATTTAATAGAGATCAGATTGTTGACACTGCACTAGCAGAAACAACTGTACAACATCCAGACTATTTCTTTGTCGGTGACCAACAGACTGATGCACGTTCAAGATATGCTGATGGTTATCGTCTTATTGTACAGAACAGAACAGAAATTGTAAACACAGCATGGGCAAACATGCTAGTGTCATATCCTAATCACGGACAGTACGAAGAAAAATGTAAGCGTGACTTAGGTATCTTTGTTGATGCTATCGGTCTAGACCTATTTGTTGGTGGTAACAAATATTCCCGTACATTCATTCAAGAATACTTTACATCTGCTGGACAGTGGATCTCTGGTGGACTACAAGGTGAAGAGTCACAGAGTATAGAGGCATTCAACCAAGCAAGAGATCAGATGAAACTTGCTGTTGCTAACCAACTTTCTATTCAAGATCTTTCAGTTACTGAAGGTCCTGCACAGTATAATGGTGGTGGTGGCAATGTATCTAGAACTAACTCTGGTGCTTGTGATGATGTACAGTCTGCTATCACAACTCTTACAAACATAGTTACTACTTGTGTTTCTCAAGGTAACTTGACTAGTCTTCCTACTGAGACATCATATATCGCAGGTCCTGGTGAAGAGAAATGTCGTAGAGATATTGGTATCTTTGTTGACTCTCTAGCACTTGATTTATTCTGTAAGGGTAATGTTTACTCACATAGATTCGCAGCAGAATTCTTTACCGATGCTACAACTCCAGAGTTCTCATTCAACTCAAGTGTATACAATACTAACTTCAATAAAGCTGCTGAGATGATCAAGAAAGCGATCACTAACCAGTTATATTTCAAGGATAATGGAACACAAGGAGCAATAGACAGAACTGCAGATAATGCACCTGGCTCAGATTATGGACAGGTATCTAAAAACTTTACACCACATGGTGCTGCATATACTGCATCCACTGGTGACTTAATTCTTGATATTGCTAATCATGGATTGAGTGTTGGTGACATGATTAAGATTGCAGACAATGCTCTCACATTTACTTGTGGAATGGATGGTAACTATAGCAACCACACATATCCTCGTACAACAGATCCAGCATCTGGAGAGTATATTAAGATTACTTCTGCTACAACAGATAGTATTACAGTCAACGTAGGTCCTTCTCCTCTAGTATCATTCACTCCTACTGCTGGAACTTATGATCCTGCTACTGGAGATTTAGTATTAACTATAGGTTCTCACTCATTAGCAACTGGAACAAATATTAAAATTGCTGATAATTCATTGAAGTTTAAGTGTTCAATGGATGACTATGGCACAGTACACACATATCCAAGAGTTACTGATCCTGTATCTGGTGAAGCGATAGAAATTACAGCAACAACATCAGATAGCATTACAGTCAACGTTGGTCAATCACCTCTCGTACAATTTACTCCAACTAACGCTACCTTTACACCTACAACAGGTATAATGGAATTGACTATTGGTAATCACAGTCTACGTGGTGCTGATAGATATACTCCTAGCACTGCAGCATATAATCCAACCAGTGGTATTATGACAATTACCATTGCTAATCATGGTTTTGCAAATGGTAATGTAGTTAGGATTGATGATGATGCATTGACATTTACTTGTGGTCAAGATAGCAATGCTACTAACCATTCATATCCTCGCTCTACTGACCCAGTTAGTGGAATGTGGATCCCCATTTCAAATGTAACTCAGAATACATTTGATGTACAGGTGTTGGCATCAACTCCATCTACAAACCAAACTCCACATGCATTTGTTTCTGCTGCTGCTAATAGTGTTACATTCCCAAGAGATAGCATTAAGTTAGCAGATAGTGCTGTAACATTTACTTGTGACCAAGATAGTAACGCAACTAATCACAGTTATCCTAGATCTACTATAGAGACTGCAACTGTAACAGGTGCTGACTACGATCCACAGACTGGTGTAATGGAAATTACTATTGCAAACCATGGATTGAAAAACAATGAACAGGTTAAGTTTGCAGATGATTCATTGACATTTACTTGTTTAGAAGATAGTAATGCTACTAATCATACATATCCAAGATCAACTGACCCAGTAAGTGATAAGTGGTTAAAGATATTCAATGTACAGACAAATACATTCCAAGTACAAGTATTAGATAATATTCCATCTACAAATATTACTACTCATACATTTGTAAGTGCTACTACAAATGGTTTATCATATAAGAAAGACCCATTCTATGATAATTCTATCTACGTTGAAGAAGTTCCTAGTACAACTGCTACAGTAACTGGTGCAACATATAACTCTTCTACTGGTGTTATGGTAATTACCAGTGCTGGTCATGGTCTTTCAAATGGTAACAAGGTTAAGTTTGAATTAGGATCTCTAACATTTGCTTGTTCAAAAGATAATTACACATCAAATCATAGTTACCCACGTATAACAGACCCATCATATGATGAGTGGTTAACTGTTGCTAACAAAACAAATGATACATTTGAGGTTAACGTAGGTATTTCTGGTCCTAACGATCAATATGCACATACATTTGTAAGTGCTACTGCTAATGGTTTACTTAAGCAGTCTGGAACTATTAAGATATTCATTGGTGTATCTTCTAACACTACAACTCACTCATTCGTAAGTGCTCTTGCAAACTCAGTCAAGACTGGTGGAACATATACTCACGTATGGGCTGGTGCTGACGCTAACGCAGTAGCATCTGGTGGTGACTACACACATACATTTGTAAGTGCAAGTGCCAATGCAGTCAACTTTGGTGGTAACACTGAGAATGAATTAACTAATGCTCAACAGTTCTTATGTTCTGATGTACAGTCTGCTGTTGATTCATTAACAAGTATCATTACGACTATTCTTGCTAATGGCAACCTTAGCACCATGCCAATAGAAGTTAACTATGGTACTGGTAGAGGACCTGGTGAAATCAAATGTGCTCGTGACTTGGGATACTTTATTGATGCTATCTCAGTTGACATGTATCACGAAGGTAACAAGCATACCAGAGAATACACAGAGCAATACTTCACTAACGCTACCACACCATTACCAAATGGTTTACAAGGTGAAGAGGCAGAAAGTATAACTGCATACAACACTGCCCTTAACGAGATGAAGAAGGCAATTACTAACCAGTTGTACTATAAAGATTTAACAGTCACAGAAGGTGGATCTACTTATGCTGGATCAACAACTGATGTGGGAACTCCTACTAACGTGACTTATGATGCGACTACTGGTGTTCTTGTAGTAACTATTGGTGGTCATGGTCTTGCAAACGGAGATAAAGTTAAGATCTTAGAAAACTCATTGGTAATGACATGTACAATGGATGGTAACACATCACAGAAAACATATCCAAGACCAACCGACCCAACATTTAATACATGGTTGACTGTTGCTAATAAAACTAATGACACATTTGAAGTTAACGTAGGCACATCACCTATCGTAACATACACACCAACTACAGGAACAACATATGATCCTAATACAGGATTGATGGTTCTTGAGATCGGTAATCATGATTTGACTGCTGGTACATCTATCAAGTTAGCACCTGAGTCATTGACATTCAGTTGTGGATTTGGTGGTGCCACTGGTTCTGCTGCAGAGAAGTCATATCCTAGAGCAAATGGTAATGATCCATTCTATGATACTGCAATAAACATTGAGTCAGTAACAGGAACTACAATTACACTTCAAGTATTAACAACTGTTCCATCTACAAACACTGATCCACATACATTTGTATCAGCAACAGCTGGAGCAGTCATTGCTGGTGGTAACTATGCTCATACATTTGTATCAGCAACAACCAATGCAGTCAGAAAACAAAACTCAGCAATTACAAGCAGGACAAGTTCAAGTGCATGTTCTGATGTACAGTCTGCTATTGACACACTAGGAACTATTGTTACTGATGCAATTGCTGCTGGTAATATCACAGGTGGTATCTGGAATCAACCAGTTAACGAGGGAACATTAATACCTGGCGAAGCTAAATGTCGTAGAGATATAGGTATTGTTGTTGATGCTGTAGCACAAGACCTTTGGTTTGGTGGTAATGAATTTACTATTGCATCTACAAAAGAATACTTCAAAGGTAACCAACTCATTGCTAATGGCGTAGACAATGAGGTAGCACCATCTATCACAGCATTTAAACGTGCAGAAGATTTGATGGAACGTGCATTGAACAACCAATACTATGATCGTGATCTAAACATTACACTTGACACTATTGGTGATCCTCCTATTGTTGGAGACATTGAGTGTGATGCACATGATCAGGTTATCGCTAACCAACTCTTCATTGCTAAAGAAGCATATGAGAGAATGAAGGCAGCATATCCATCATACACACCATCTACAGGAAATACAGCACAAGATTGTTTGGATGATGTATATGATGTTCTACGTGAGGTAATGTGGGATGTCAAGTTTGGTGGTAACTACAAGACATACTCTGTTGCTAAAGGTTATATCACTAACGACTTCAATGGTAAAACATATCCACAAATCATTCAAGATGTAGAAAGAGATGAGGTTGCAAAAGTATTCCAAGAAGTTAAAAACATTGCGATACAGGTTATCAAGAATGAAGCAGTAACTGTTTCTTCTGGTAATAATCTAACACAGATCATTGACAATACAATTGTTGATGACTGGGATGCTGAAGAACTACTACCTAAGTGTGGTTCAGCTGTTGCTGCTGTTGATAGTTTAATGGATATTATCATACAAGCAATCGGAACTGATGCTGGTGTTGGTAATCTTGATGGCATACAAAGAACAACTGCTGATGGTGCAGATCCTGGTTGGAATACTGCACTAAACATTATATCTACAACTGCAACTTCTCTTACAGTTAATGTAGGTCCTTCACCAGCGGGTGAACAATACGCCCATACATTTGTTGCTGCACAGTCAGGAGCAGTTGTATCTGGTGGTAACTATGACCACACATTCGTAAGTGCTAACGCCAATGCAGTCAATGTATTAAATGGTGGTCAACTAACACCAGCTAATGCAACATATGATGCAACTACAGGTATAATGGTATTATACTTTGGATCTAAGCATGGCGTAACTACCAGTGATCAGATTTCTATAGATGCTAATTCATTAACATTTACATGTTCTATGGATCAGAACAGTTCTAGTAAGACATATCCTAGAACAAGTGATCCAATCAGTGGACAGAATGTAAACCCAACTGCTGTTACAGATTATAGTATCAGTATTAATGTTGGTGCGTCTCCTCTAGTTGAATTTAATGTTACTAACGCTGTTTATGATCAAGTAACTGGTTCTCTAGCATTGACTATCGGTAACCATACTTTACCAACTGGAACATCAATTAGACTTAAGGAAGAGTCACTCATCTTTACATGTACCAAGGATCAGAACAAGACATCACATGCATATCCAAGATCTGCTGGTAAGTATCAACCAACTGCATATCAAGAAGGTAACTGCTCTGATGTTTGTGCAACAGTCAATGCTTTGATTGATATTCTTAGCAACTCTATTAATGATGGTAACTTAGATAATCTACCTCCACTAAGCACTGGTGAGTGGGATTGTGCTAACGTTCGTTCATCTATCGAGACATTATTTGATATATTGAATGACGCTATTGGTGGTGGAACTCTCGCTGGTTTACCTCCACTAAACACTGGTGACTTTACAGTCAATAATGAAGCATCCAAGTGTTTCCGTGACGTTACATATATTGTTGATGCTATTGTTAATGACCTTAGACTTGGTGGTAACTTAAACAGTATACAGGCTGGTGAAGCATACTATGTTGGTAACAACCTAGAGTATATTGATGGAGAAAAGACAGAAACATTAGATGCATGGAACTATGTTGGACAAATGGCAACTGCTGCCATGAGAAACTTCGATGTTCTAGCATATAATTGTACAACTAACTCTGGTTCTGCAATCATAGATGTCAATGATACTCGTGGTATTATCATAGGTATGAGTGTTGTTGAATACACTGCTGGATCATATCGTGATGGAGACAATGCACCAGGTTTACTAGGTAACAGTCCAACTCCAGTTTATACAACAATACCAGAAGGAACTTACGTCAAGAAAATTGTAAGTAACACACAGGTTGAACTTGGTGTCAATGGTTCTAGATTAAATGAGGGTGTGACTGTAAATGCATTACAGAATAGCACAACTGTTGATCTATACTTCAAGTATGAGAAAGGTATCTGGGCAGACACATTACCAAATACTGTGACTGTGGGTCCTGAGTCAGAAGGTCCTCAAGTCATTGCTGACAGTACAGTATCACCAACAAATAGAGAGTGTGCAGGAACAGCAAATGCTATTGAAACATTAGTTGGTAACATCACAACTATTATCAACAGTGGTCTTGGTACAGTCACCAGACAAGAACAGACAGTCAATACAGCACTGTTATCATCTAGAGCAACACTATTCACAATTGACGTTGCTGGTACAGGTCCTTCCAACCCACATGACTTTGAGACTGGAACTCCCGTAAGATTAGTTCCAAGACCCCGTTTTGATCAAGTAACTGGTAAGTATGTTGATGTAGACAAGCGTCTTGTCAGACTACCAAATGGATTTGAGACTAACAGAACATATTATGTAATCGCACCAGGTAGAGTTACACAACCAGAAAACTATGGTGCAACTACAATATTCAATGGTAGTGATCAAACTAGATTAATGCTTGCAACATCCAAAGAAAATGCTGCTGCTGGTATCTACATCTATGCATCTGAAACAGATAGTATAGACAAAGATGTTGAAATTGATCTATACCAGTTTGTACTTGATGACAAGTACGATCTACACAATTATACTGCAGAGTTAACAAATACAGTGAATGCTGGTATCATGACCAACGTTTCACATATATTTGACATACCAAACGCAGGAACAACTCCACAGAAAGCATTCATCAGACCTGTAGAAGGTGGTTTACTACCTCTAGTTGCTACAACATATGCAAATGATCCACAGGTTGCAGTCATTGACCCACAAAATGCTGCGATTGGTAGAATCAATCCTAATGTTGAGTTCTTCACTCGTTATCAAAACAGTAAGGTACTTACAATACACAAAACACATGCTGATGCTATCAACAATGTAAATCCAATCACGTTTGCATCTGGACAGAGTGGAACTAAGTTCTTTGTTTATGCTAACAAACGTCGTTCACCAATGAAGTTTGATCCTGGTTTTACAAACGCTACTGCAGCAAATGGTAAGTGGTACATTCAATGTAAGAATGAAGGAGATATTAATAGTAATGCACCAAGTGTCTATAAAAATAATATTTTCTGGAGAATTGGCGAGTCAGATTATGCAGACAGACAAAGATCCACTGATATGTGGTATCAGCGTTTAGAAGATAATCGTGATAAGGATGAAAGAACATACAAAATTCGTATGGTTATTCCTAGTTACCTACAAAATGCAAGAGATCCAATCAATGGATTTGTAATCAAAACTAGGACTGATGATACACGTAAGTTAGTACCACAGAAAGTTCTATTGAAACCAGTCGTTGGCACAGTCTACGGTGCTAGATTCCAGAACCCAGTTGATGCTAGTGAATTTATTGGTGATACAACTGGAACATATGATCCATTTAAAAGAGATACAACAGGTGCTGGTATTGAATACCGTTCATTTGCTAGATTCTCATCTGGTATTCAAGCAACAATTCAATCTGGACGTAAAATTAAGGACATATTAGATGAGAGTATTGAATACTTAGAACTTACAGTGTTTGATCACGGTGTAGATACTAAGAACTTTCCTGGCTTAAGAAACGAGACATTTACTACAGTCAAGATTACATCACCACAAGGTGGAATCTTTATTACTAGCAAGGTAGATAATGTTGCATCATCTACTAACGCAGTTTCATTTGCTGGTAACTCATCAGGTCTTGCAAATATTCATGCATATTACACAATAAATGGTGAACATTATCTCATCATTAAGAATATTCGTGGTGGTGATCTAGAGTATAGTGAATATGCTAATACAAGATTCACTCAAGGCACAGTCTTCGCTGACATGCTAGAGGATCAGGATATGGGCAAATCTCTACCTCTAAAAACACAAATTGCAAAAAATAATCCCCAGTTTTTCTACAAGCAAAACGGTGCGAATGTTTACACAATCACACCTGGCGATACAATTCAAGATGACGCTGGTGTAGAATACTATGTTGATAGTGTTGAAGATGCAGGAGTTATCGAAGACACATTCTATATCTTTGGATACGAGACATTACAGCAACGTATATCAGGTCAGCAAGATGGTATTTACTATCTAACTGCATTACGTGGTAATATTTCACCATTCCCAACTGGTGCTGGTATCACTAATAACTTCAAGAAATTTAAGTTCTCTCAACCAGTCGGTAAACTATATCCTCTGAACTATAGAAATGATCCTCTTTGGTTCAACAACTCTGGTACAACACAGAAAGAGAAAGATTACTATGCTGGATTAATTGATCCACCACAAGCATACTCTGCTGCTGATAACTATGTACATGGTTCTGTTACAGTCAACGATTTCAAAGGATCAACAACTAGAGAAATGGTTACTGACTTGACAGAGCAACCAGCGTTTATTGATAGAACATATACAATACAAGCACAAAGTGGTAATGCTGCATCTGGATCTGAACAAAGAAAGATACCAATTGGTGGTAGCGGTGATGTATCAATAACTGATACGAGATATTATGTCGAACTTAGACGACCATCTATCGCAAGAGCAGGAAACCACACATTTGAATACCTCGGTTTCGGTCCAGGTAACTACTCAACTGGTCTACCAGCAAGACAAGAAGTTGTACTCACACCTGATGAGGACTTCTACGCACAGTCCAAGAAACAAGATGGTGGTATTGTATTCTACACTGGTATCAACTCACAAGGTGACTTGTATATTGGTAACAGAAGAATCAATGCTATCACTGGTGAAGAGACATTCATTGATAGAGCAACACTCGAAGATGATGGAGATGAGGATGATACACTAGGAGGATTAGTTACTACATTCGATACTCCTGTTACATTCAACCAAAACATCACAGTTGTTGGTGGTGATGGTGAGTTAGTCAATACATTTGAATCACCTGTTACTATTGCTGTTCAAGATTCTGATCTTACACAGGCACGTGATGCTTTAATTATTCGTTCAAATGTCACATCTGTTGATCCAGTTACACAGTTAGAACAAGATGAGGGATTAGATAGAACATCATTCTCACCTCCTACTGAAGGTGATGTTAGAATTAGTAAGAACACAGTCAAAGCTGCTGTATTCCAGTTTAATTCTAGAGGTAATGGTCAGGGATATATGTTCCAGACACATACCATACAAGGTGTTGCTTCTAATATTACACCAAACCAATCTCCACTAATTGTAGACGGCGGATCTAGAATTAATTCTGCACAGTTTGTCACTTATGGTGGTGTAATTCCTAGAACAGGCGATGTATTGTTTAAGGGTGAGGAAATTGGTAAGAGTGGATCAGTTGCATGGATTCTTGCTAACTACTTCTCACAAATTGCCAATAACAGTATTGATAACATCGTGTTTGATGGATCTAACGTCGTTAAACTAGAGTTTAGAGACTTTAACAGTGGCGTTGCTCTTTCAAATACAGAAGTTGGAATTACATCTTCATCACAGATTAGAATTAACAACTTCTATTATGATCCTAGATTAAATCTAACATGGCAAGTATATGCTGCTAAACCTGGCGATCCATTCTCACCAACAAATAACTACGTTCATTTCCAAGTTATTGATCAGATTCCACAAGCAACAGAAGCATGGGAATCAATTATTGCTGGAACTGCACAAGGTGCTGTTGCTCCTACCATTGAGTTCTCCAACTCTAACTTCAAAGAAGTTGGTGTACTAGGTGGTGAGGCACTAAGAACAGAGACAGAGACTATTGGTGATTACAAGTTAGGTATTAACACAGTTGCAAGAGCACCACATAGTGCATATCAAAATGCATTTGTTGATAACCTTACAACAGATCCACGTGCTAACTTAGATGTTGTTGGTACAGCATTCATCAGTGGTAGAACAACTGCTGACTTCTTACAGCATACACAGTTTGCTGATCGTGATAAGACTGCTGTTGACAACGCATTCTTAGTTGGTGGTGATAGTTCTGCTCCTAACGATATTTCAGTATTCAGAATAGCAACTACAAATAGTGGTCGTGTTGGTATTAATATAGGTAATGCTAACTTAGATAGAGCGTTAGTTGTTAATGGTTTATCTAGATTTACAGATGATGCTAAGTTTGAGCATGACATTGAAGTTAATGGTGATGATGGAGTCATTGCTGAGATTAGAACATCGCAGACAACAGGAACATTTAACTTAATAGATGATGCTACATTTGTTGGTACAGTTAACTTTGGTAGTGAAGTAACAACTGCATACTTATTCAATGATACTACAGCAGATCAATTTGTACATATTGCTCGTGGATCTGCACATAGTAACATATGGTTAGGTGCAACACCTGACAGTGCTGGTACTAGCATTTCTAAGGTGGAAATTGGTGGTGCATTTGCAAATCAAAACGAAGATTTATCATACACCAAGATCAAGACTAGAAACTTGAGAATTGATGGTGATGCATGGTTAGGATTCCGTAAGGGACTTGGTGAAACTACATCACTTAAATCACAAGCATCACAAGTTGACTTCTTCTCTAACACTGGTGGTCCTTCGATAATCAACTTTGCTTTAAATGCATCTGAAATTAACATTGCTGGTCAGGGTGGTACAACTACTATCAACAACCAGTTAGAAGTTATAGCATCTGCTAAGTTCAATGGTGATGTACATATGTGTGGTGGTGTTGCATCATTCGCATTTACTGGTGGAAGAGCACAGTTAGGAACAGATATAGTTGCACATGAAGATGGAATTATATCACAGTCACTATTCAATAAGAACGTTGACATCTTAAATGTACTCGTTAAACAAACAAATGAAGAAGGATACAACGCAATTGATACTGCTGGTGCAGGACTATGGGGTGGAACAGCATACCAGAGTCAAACTGATACTGGTGGAACAGTTGAACCTATTATTCTACCAGCGATAACTGGAGATGAATACTATCTACCACTTAAATTACAACCAATAAAGAATGATGGTACTCCATACTTTGGAACTAATGATTATATTATTGTTGATAGTGCAGTTGTTGGTACAGGATCATCCGCAACCAGTCATCCAGAAATAGTACAAATTGTAGAACTTACAAGAATAAGTGAAGCACCATACTATGTTAAAGTCAAGAGACGTCCATTCGGTGCATTTGGTGGTGTATTAAGTAACCATGCTGACACTACACCAATATACAAAGTTAATGTACAGTTTGATGCTACGTGGACAGAGCAAGCAATTGATAATGATACCAGTGCAACAGATCCAATATACTTATCTGAATTTGGTGGTAATCTAACAAATAATGATTACATCATTGTTGATAGAAATGATTCACCAAAAGTTCCAGAATATATTAAGGTTATTTCACCTCTTGCAGAGCAACAGCAGAAATTTAGAGTTTCTAATTGTGCTGATCCAGATGAGGATGTATTCGTAATTAACTCTGTAACTGGTGAGGTACAGATTGGTAATCCAAATATACCTGGTTCAATCGTAACAATCAACTCATCTCTTGATATGGATGGTGGTTGTGGAACATTGAGTTCTATAACATTTACTGGAGATGCAAACGCTGGAACGAAGGTTATTACAAATGTAACTGTCACATCTCCTGGCAAATCACTTTCTGATATTAAGAAGGGCGATGTTATCAATGTTGTAACAGATTCATCACCACTCTCGATGGATCAAGATACTGCTGTTGACTTTATCTTTGGCGGTGCTATCTACTTAACAACCAATATAATTGGTTCTCAACAAACATCAGGAACTACATTCAAAGCAAATAGGAATGAAAGATTTACCATCAATGATGGTAATGACAATCCTACATTTGATGTTGATTCATGCTCAGGATCAACAATAATTGGATCTCATGCTGGTAGGTTTGATCTTAACTTAGCATGGTCAAGTGCTGCTGGTATTCTTACAAATGCTGATTTACCAACAGCATTGAATGCAGATGAAATAATAGCATATGGTTACTACGCAGATCCACAGTCAATACAGGCAAATGGTCCTAACACAACAATAGCATCAGCGACTGCTGCTGGTAACAGTGCAACTTTATTACAGATTCCAGTACAACAACTTGGAGAAGGAACTGGTACGTTTGCAGTTGGTGATCTAATCGCTGTAGGACCTTTAGCATCATTCTCTGGTACTACTGGTCAAATTGAGATAATGAAGATTGACACAATTGTGAACACTGGTGGACTTCCTACCATTATTGCTACAAGAGAGCAAGAAGGAACAGTCGCAATGAGTCATGGTGTTGGTGATGTTGTTAGAAGAATTATCAAACATGAAACACAATCTAGTGTAATTGATGCTCAAATTAGACAAAGATCAGTTGCTGGTGTAAATGCTGATTATCTCTCTGTAATAATAGAGAGAGGATATATCTCACAACAGAAACTAGATTACAAACAGTGGTTAAGATTTAGAAACACAACCACTGGTGTTGAGATACTAACTCATGTAAACGGTAGATTGTATGGTAAGACTCATACAACCCAGATGAATGAGCAACTTGGTGATGGTGCTAAGTCATACAGAAATGGTAGATTGGATGTAACAGACAATCTAACATTAACTGGTGGTAACTTCACAATTTATGATAGTGTTAAACAAACTAAATTATTCCAGTTTGTTAACGATGACGGACATGCTGATCACTCAGGTCTAATTAACTGGGATGCTGGTGTGATAGCAAGAGGTGACTTGTTCTTATATCCAACATCTTGCCCAGAGAATGTTATTACATCATTAGCATGTGAACCATCATTCTCAGTAGATAACTTAGGAAATGTAACTGCTCAGAAAACACTGACAATAACAGGTACTCCAACATTAACTCCAACAGGTGCTGATGTATTCTCAGTACAGAATCTTGGAATAAATGGTGGTAGTGAATACACTATCAAGCAGAATCGTTCGATTGATGCATTTGGATTACAAAACTTCACTACATCAACTGGTGCAAGGCATACTAGATACTTATCAGCAGCATCACCAGAAGCAGATCTAATACTGATTGCAAATATAGTTTACATGGTAAACGTACAAGCAACACAAACATTGATCGTTACACTACCAGCTGCACCACAAACAGGTGATATTGTAAGAATGATTGATGTGGGTGGTAACTTGAAGTATGATACAACATTAGTTGTTAGAACTCCTGAGACAAGTGGAACACCAATACAAGGTGACTCATCAGGAACACTATTTGGAGATAGATTAACTCCATATCCATCTGGTGAACTTGTAGTTCAAACTCCTAATGCTGGATTTGCACTCGTATATCTTGGATCTGTTGATAGTAATGATCAAATAGGCATACCAACTAGCGTACAAGGTTGGTGGTTAATGGAGGTATAATAAATGCCAAGTTACAACCGCATAAAAGCGTCAAAAGCCAGTCCAATAGGCACAATAATGCCATGGACTGGTAGTACCAGTGAATCAGCACTATCTCCAGATGCTATACCAAGAGGTTGGATAGTATGTAACGGAGGTCAGTTGAGGGCAAGAGATTATCCTGTACTTGCACAAGTTCTAGGTAATTTATATGGTCCTGTAGTAGAAGCTGGTCAACCATTTGTTGGTATAACTAATTCATATCCAAATTATAATGATGATGATGTTTTCAATTTACCATTACTAAATCAACAAGTTCTCATAGATTTAGAAAGTAATTTGTTATCAGGACAAGAATTGAGTATATTTGGAGAATTTGTCTCATTAAATGGTTTTGAAGGTCAACAACCAGTATCCAATGTATTATCATATATTGATGCACAGTTTACAACAAGTGTTGAGGCAGAATTATCAGGAAAAATAAAGGGCATTACTATTGAAGAACCATCATATTTTGATACTATTAGAACTATTAATAGAAAATTAGGTGTTGAACATACTGCAGCACATACTCATCCCAGACCAGAAAACTCTGTCTACCCATCTGTAGAATTAGCTGGAAGTTATCTAGGTTTATTTGAAGCTGGAACATTTGAAGTTCAAGATGGTGAGTATAAAACTGGTGCTGATAGAGGACTTACTAATACAGAACCATTAGCAGATAGTTTCAATCCTGGCACAATTTCATGGACTGCATATGACCCCCAAGCAACATCATTAGTTGATATGAATAATCATCGACATTTTGGTAATGCATCTGATCTCATACCGCTAGTTCCAAGTCAGGATCGTGTTGTTTCATCATATGGATATACTCAAGAATATGTTGATGATAACTCATGTGTTGCAGCAACTCCCAGACAACCAGCAGTTACTGCTCCATTTCCACCACCTGGCACATACTTAGGAGCAAGAAATTTTTATGTATCTGAGCAAGTTCCTTTAAACAGAAGAGGTAGTGGTGTAGTTCCTCCACCTACAGACGAACAAGACTATTATGGTGCGATTGGAGCAGGAAGAGATTATCCATATCCTACAACATTAAGTCATAATGGCGATGCTTTTACAAGTAGTAGTTTAGGAGCTCATAATCACTTTACGATTGATATATCAATGACTAGAGGACAAATGAATATCCCTACTACTTTACTCATAAATAATATGACGACTGGAAATGTTGAACCTATCAATGTTAACAGGGCACTTAGTGTACAGGTAAATCCTAATACACCATCCTTGGTCACTTTGTATATCATCAGAGCATACTAATGGCAGTATTATATTCAAAAGAAAAAGGAAAAATAGGAACACTTACTGGTTCTATTATAAACTGGTCTAATCAATTAACATCATCAGATCCAGAAGATCCAACAATATACGAAACTCTTCCTGCTGGTTATTTAAGATGTGATGGATCAGTTTATGCTGCTGAAGCATTTCCAGAACTTGCCAGTATATTGGGCGTTGGAACAAATTGTAGATATAAAAAACCAGATACAAACTTACTTGACAATCAATTTCAAGTGCCAGATCTTGGTGCAAAATCTACCAAGACATCATTCTCCTCTAACTTAGGAGATTATCAAGATACATATTTGCTCAATGATGCAGGACAAGAGATAACGAAATCTGGTGTAGGATTAGAAGTTAGTAGTAACATAGGAGCAACGTTCGAGATACAATATCAAGGTAACTTCTTTTTACCATCACAAACAGTTGAAATTACTGGTCAACCTGGTTTTGCTAGATCTAGTGGTAACTACACAGAAGAATCAGAAGTATTACAGAACCAATTTCAACCACATGCACATTTCCATGATGGGAAGAGATCAAGAACTGCATCACCTTCAAATGAATTTGGTTTATTTGGTAGAAACTCATATACATCTAAATCTACTTTGTGTATTATGCCATGGGCAAATAACACACAACAAGAATTATGTAAGGCAGTAGCATCTAAAGCAATTACTGCAGTTCAACCACAAAATGATAGTAATTCTTGTGGTTTCTCATTTTTTGGTGGTTCTACACAAGAAGACTATGAGTGGTTTGGTGCTTGTTGGAGTGGTTGTACTTTTGATCAACAAAAGAAGTGTTTAATACCTGGTAATATTCCTGAGTTAAATTCTGATGGAAGTGGAAATCCAACAGGAACCATCTTACAATTTGGATGTTCAACTCTTGGAAATCAGAACGGATTTCCAATATATTATCGCTCAGATCAAAATCCACATAGCGGATTTTGTGGAAATATGGAATACCAAGGTGAAATGACTTGTAAAACTACAGGTTCTTGTGGTATTGGAGCATCAGACTGTGATGGATATGCTAACCCTGCTATTAGAGGAGGTAACATATATTCTAAAGTGGCACCTAACTATACACCATTGACTGTGGATTCTGCAACTCAACTTCCATTTGATTCACAAGCAAACACTGTAACTTATGGTGCACTCAACAATACTGTGGTTGATGTAGAAGATTTTGGTAATGAATGTATACATAAACATTTTGTTCCATTTAATCAAGATGCACATACATGGAATGTGGTAACAAAACCAACCTATATTCCTGCAGATTCAATAACATCAACAATTAACATTGATGTAAATACAGAAAATAAAGCAGATGGTTTTATACAACCATTCTTAGTTCAAGAATTTTTAATTAAATATTAAAATGGCAACATACAGGAATTCATACGATAATTATTATTCCGACAAAACAGGTAATCACTCTCCTGTCGGAACAGTTCTTCCTGTTTTTGCTGATCTTAATATGGCATCAGAGGATCCTGAGTATTCATATCCACAGCATTTATATTGTGATGGAAAAGAGTTGAAGATTCGTGATTATCCAGAATTATACAGTATTATTAAAAATAGATATGGTGGTGCTGCATCACAAAATATAACTCAAACAGCACAACCTGGTGGTTTGAGGAGGTCATATTTTATAAACAATAAATTATTTTTCAACTTTAATTACGATTCTACAAATAACAAAGTAAATGTAAAAAGACCATATCCATATGGTGCGGTGTTTAGATTTTCTCTTGGAACTAATCCTTACGGATCATTTCCAATTACTGGTATTTTTAATCAAACTACCTTCTATCAATTAAAAGAACCAACAGAAGACGTTAGTGCATATAATTTTGCAAATGAATTTGCATATGAGGTAGTATTTCCAACTGATATTTTAGGCAATACCGTTGATCTAACAGCAATCAACCAATCTGATTATACTATAGATTTTACATCTGGTTCTAATAATGCTGCATCATATGCACTTACGGTTACTAATACAGGTGAAACTTCATGGAATATAAACGGTGAAGATAGAGACGGTCCTGTTTCTGGTGAGAATCCTACTCTTACTTTTGCTGATGGTGATATAATTCAATTTACTGTTACTACAAATGCTGATCATCCATTTCTTGTCAAAACTGTAAATAGCACTGGAACTGCTAATCAACTTCCAGAAAAGACTTCATCTACTTTATATGGAGTAAATGGAAATGGTGCTGGTAGTAGTCCAAACAATAGTGGTGTAGCAACACTTTATACATCTACGTTATCAGGAGTTACTCTTTATTATAATTGTCAAAATCATGCTGCGATGAATGGATCAATTGCAATTGGTGCTGTTGGTAGTGCTGTACACCCTGATCTTGTTGTACAAAAATCATATAATTTACAAGACTATCCATATAATATTGGAACATTTAATTTACCAGATTATAGACAAAGAAAGATACTTGGATTTGGTAACGTCAACGGAGCAGGAACATCAACACCAGAAAATGCAGTTAACAACTCTGTTGGACAAACTGGTGGTACGTGGTATATACCAAAAGATACGTTAATTAATAGTGGAGATTTTTTTGTTGTTGGTGATGTAAAAACTACAGGGTATAACAACATAGCTGCAGATATTTCTGCATATATCACAGGAACTGTCAAATATCAGATAGGACCTATGGATGATTATATCTTCCCATTTCCACCAACACATAATCATAGAATGTTAACAGTAGAAGTTGACGAAACAAAGTTAGCAGAACTAGGAACTGTAGAGGTCGATAAGTTTGCTGTAAACTATGTGACTACTAGAGCAAATATTAATTTATTTGAACCAAATGGATCTGCTGGACAGGCATTGGGTCACTCACATGGTTTAATTGGTGTACCATTACAGAACTCATTGACAGCAACATATGGTAATAGTAATGGAATTGGTGATACATTAGGAACTACTGGTGGTCAACAATATCAATATATGATATCAGAATCACCATTTGTAAATGTCTTATCTATTACTTATGACTCTATTACTGATTTAATAACAGTAAATTGTGATGGTAATCATAATCTTAATGTTGGTGATATTGTAACTATAAATCAAGCAACACCATCAGAATTTGCTGGCAATTTTACTATAGTATCAACAGGATTTGGACTCCAAGCATTTAGTGTAGAACCAAGAGATGGAGAGACACCACAACAAGCAACAGCTGGTGGAGTTGGTGTAACAGTACAATTAGCAAATGGTTATTTTGCAGAACAAGAAGTTACACAAGCACCAAGAGCATATGTCGTAGACAACAACACGTTAGTTGGCGGTAAAGCAATAGAATTTGACATACCTGGCAACTCATTTATTATATCAGAGACTGTTATTGACACACCACAAGGTGGTGTTGTACCAATTCCAGATGCTGGTGGAGGACAAATATCAGGATGTAGTGTTACTTTGCGATCACCTGGCGGTGGTGGTGCAGATAGTGACAATGATGGACTAAATGGTGGATATGCTGAGATTGGTATAACTGTTGATGGTACATTTTACACTATTAGAGCTGTAGGTGGTGGCGGTGGAACAAGAGGATCTGCTGGTGGTGCTGGAGGATCTGGAGGAGGATTTATAATTCCAGCAGCATTATTAAATGATTCACGGTTTAACTTTAACCAAACTGTTGGTGATGATGGAGATAATGGTGGAATACCAGGAACAGGTCTTAATGACTCACTTGGTGGTGGTGTTGTCGGTAATATTCCATCAGGAGCATTTATGACAGGTGGTAATGGAACAGCACAACTAAAAAGTGTAAGTAATACTGACCCAGAGACAATCTATACATCTAATGGTTCATGGACAATACCAGCACCAGCTTCTGGAGAAATAAGTAGAAGCATAACAATTGAAATCTCAGGTGGAGGTGGAGGTGCTGGTAATGCAAACTCAGGATCTAACTGTAGTTCATCTTGGCCAGGTTGGCCTACCACAATATCAGGTAAAAGTGGTGCTAATGGTGGATATGGTGGTAGAGGTGCAAGATTAATAGGTTCAATAGCAGCAACAGCTGGAACATTATCTTGGGAATTAGGACAGGGTGGTAATCCTGGTTTTAATACTAGACAAGGAAATACTGTTGGAGGAACACCAGGTAATGACCCTGCTACAGGACAACCATGGGATAACTGGCCAGGTGGTATTGGTAATGGATATGAACCAGGTGGAACTGCTGGTAGTGTTCTTGGTGCTACTGGAGTTGTATCTGGAAATGGTGGACAAGGTGCATGGGGTAATGGTGCATCTGCAGGATCAGGTGGTGGAGTATCAGGTTTATTTTTAGACGGTGTTGCAATCGCTGGAGCTGGCGGTGGTGGTGCTGGCGGAGGATCAGGTGGTGGTTACAACGGTAGTGGAACTACTGATGGTTGCTATGCTGGTGGTGACGCACAAGGACCTAGTCAAGGATTAGTTGCAACATCAGGAGCTTTAGACTTTGCAAATGGTGGTTCTGGTTCTACTGGTGGTTGTACTGCTGGTGGAGGTGGAGGTGGTGGATCCTCCTGTGGTGTCATCGGTTCACCAGCTGGTGGTATCGGTGGACAAGCGGGTGTTGGACATAATGGTAACGGTGGTGGTACTGGTGGAACACGAGGTATATCTGCATACAGAACTACTTATTGGGTTGGAGCAGTATCAGAAGATGGTCAAGGTTCACTTCCTTGCACTGGAGGATATGTAAAAATACAATTCTCAAATGTCACTGAATATTTTGATAACACTGGTGGTGGTGGCGGACAAGGTGGCGACCTTAACTTATCATTTGGTGGCGGTCTTGCTACCTCTGTTACATATACTTTGCAAGGTCCTGGTAATGGTGGTGGAGAAGGAGACAATGGAGGATCAGGATCTATAAACATAACTTACTTTGGACAAGAGGAAGGAACAACAGTGCCAGGTGGAACTACAAATCCAGCAGGAAGATATTATGAATGTGATAGTGATGGTAATCCTATAGGTAGTGCTTCTATTGCTAACGTATGGCAATCATCAACTGACCCTGCTATCAAACAAAGAGAATTTGGTCAAGGAACTGGAAGCACTGTAGGATTTGCTAATTCTGCTATTCCATATAATACTCTGACTAAAATACAAAAATATATCGAATTTAAAGGTGGTGCGACTGATGCTGCTGGAAAAAGACAATTAGAAGTAGGAACATTTGATTTTACACAAGTAAAGAAAATGAGATTTACTGTTATTCGTGGTAGTGACCAAAATGGTGGAGAGAATCCAGATCAAGCATTAAATGTATTTTACAGAAAAGGAACATCTAATACTGTCACGTTGTTTAGTCAGATATTGTTGGCAGCAAATGTTGATCCTCTTTGGCAAGCAGTAGAAATTGACGTTGCTGAAGCAGATGCAATTAGAGATCCAAGTGTAACATTAATTTTAGAACAAGATCGAGGACCTGTATACCAAACTGCAAGTGCTAACGATGATAATTATGGTTTAGCTGCTATCACATTATTCTATGATACTCAAACTGAGACACAGTTTATATCAACTGGTGGTGCTACTCTTACTGGTAACTTAGATGAAGGTGGACAACCTATCAACGCTGATACTGGTATTGATCAAGTTAGAAGAGAGGTATCAGCAGTTCAAGCAGCATTAACAGTAACAGATGGGCAGTTCACAATGTCATCATCTACACCTATTACAACAATCGCTACTGTATCAGCAGAAAATGACATTCCTCTCATAACTAAATACCATAGGGTAAAGTATTTAATCAAGGCATTATAAATGGCAACTATAGCATCACCATCATCAACTTCACTATACTTGAATGCCTTTGACAAGTCTATTCAGTATGAAGGTATAATGAAAACCATAGACGATGATTATTGGACTAAGGAAATAGTTCCAATATTATATCCTATGTGGGATTCTGATAATGATAAATTAGAAGTATTTGTGCAGTACAAAGATGGTACTTCAAGAATGAATAAAACCAAATACTCACGTAATCAAAAGACTGGAGTATATAAATGGATTTCGTATCAGTTTGACCTAACACCATTTACAACAGAGATCGCTGATCTTAATACTAGATTAATTGAGAAGTTTACAGAATACAGACAAGGACAAGAGAACGATTTAGAACGTGCATTAGCAGCATCATTTGCACAAACTTCGATACTCAACTGGACTAAAGTTGCATTAATTAGAAACTTTTTACTCATGGACAGTGATTGGACACAGCTCGGAGACGCACCTGTCACTGCAGAACAGAAAACACAGTGGCAAACATATAGACAGAAACTAAGGGATATTCCTGCGGATCAGAAAAATAAGAGTGCCAGCACAGTAGTATTTCCTATTACACCAACAAAGCATGCTAAACTTGCTGATGGTTTAACTTATCTTGATGATGTATCACATTTCTATACTATACCACAATCAGTATACAGTAAGTTCTCAACTAGAATTGTAAACTATCTCGCACTAGCAATAGGTACAATAGATATTGATGAAATGCCAGTAACTCGTATTGCTAGACCCATGGGTAGTATCAATCCAAACACTGGTAGTGATACACTAGATGATATACTTAAGATGATTGATGAGGGTGATTTCGGAGAATAATTATGCCACTAATATCATTAAATCCTAAAACTAAAGACATGCTTGCTGCTGACTATGCAAAGTTAAGTAATCAGCATATGATAGTTATTGACAACAGTAAGTATCATACACTTGCAACAGATAAGAAAGCAACTGTACTTGCATACTATGATGGTATCATACCAGAGGCAGAGATTGATAGAATATTTGAATTAGAATACATATACTATTATTTCCCATCAGAAAAGATAGCATCAGACTATTGTGAGCAATGGTTTCCACAACCACAGAATTTACCAGACGCAGATCATTATATAAGAGCATATATTCTCAGACCAGACGGTACAATACCATATGAGAACGCAGATCCTACACCACCAGGTTGACAACTATAAAAATTGTGATAAAATAGAAATAGTTATCACTCATCAATGAACGTACCAGACCCTTGGATGCTTCAACACTTGCAATTGCAAGCAATACTCAGGGATCATCCGATTCCTGCTGATCAAATGCAGTATCTGGGAGAAAGAGAATACACAACAGAATATAATGCACACCCAGAATATCATGGAAAACAAATGCCATGGTATTTAATTGGTGGTCAGCATGAAGTTCCAGTTTGTGACATTCAAGACGTTCAAGGAACTGATGATGCTTAAATAATAGAACTTACTATCAAAACTATGAGAGATCAAGGTTCAGTAGGAAAGGAATCACCAGAGGTAAAATATGATAGAGCACTTGCTCTATTCACAGAGTCAGTTCTGGCACCTGACCATCAATTAAGAGGTTGTGCACACAACCAAGGATGTTTCGATGAACTCATGGAGATCAGGAAGCATGTATTAGAATATCTCAAGACATTGAGAGAAGTCACGCATCATGTCAATGCTGATGAGAGTGATCAACTTGAAAGTGAAAAACTCATGACAGCAAAAACAATGCAGTTCATGCGTGGCAACATCCCATCTCGTTATTAATGGACAAAAAGACAAGACTAATCACTGCATTGTCACATATAGACAGTGTGGACAAATTGATAATTGATGAAGATTATCATGGATATATGAGTAGCAAACTACTCATGGTTGAAATAGAACTTCAAAGACAACTACAGAAACTTACCAATGAAAGAAGAAGAATTCCGATCCGCCATAAACAACATCTTAATGATGCAAAGCAACAACGACCAGAACTTCCAGATTTTACAGGCACAGATTGATAAACTACAAGAACAACTTGATGATCTTAATGATTTAAAAGAGATGTTCCGTCTCCCTAAACCAGAAAACAAAGATCGGAAAGTATTCAATGAAGTTGAGTGATCTTCAATTACTACAACCAATAGTAATTGATGGTGTTGTTGGTTACATCAATTTTATATGCGAAGATTATGTTACCATGATATTCATGGATACACAACTACCCGCATCTATGAATAGTAGATGGGGAAGACATCAAGTGGCAAGGTGTATATATCCGCAGGACTTACCCAATGTAAGAATACATCTTACGGAAAAAGAGTTAGATCATCCTGTATTACACCGCACCAGTGACCCATTATCCAATCATCACAGAAAAAACAATCCAAAATTTATAGGCAGACCCACCCCTGATCGCAACAGTAGATCACATCCGTACAACTAATTCCGCAATTGCGGAGTAGACAGTTAGGAAAGTGTAACAATCTCTTGCACAGGGGATTTTTATGCGTTATAATAATAGTGGGAAAACAACCAGATTAATTTCTAGGTTTGTTTTCTCGCACCCTATTACACTTGACAATGAAGAAAAAGTATCCTAGAATGCCTGTTACTATCACACCAGATGAGGTAACAATGAAAGACACATTCACTCTTACAGAGATCAAGTATCTTATGAATCTGATGATGGGTGACTATCATTCAACACACTCTAGACTCTACGCTAAACTAGAGAGGATGCTAGAATCATACGAGTAGACAGTTATATTAGTGGCACAAGAGAGGTAGAAACGTAGTTTATATCGACTATAATAAGTACATACACAAAGGAGCACCACTCATGAACACAGCACTATTACAACAAGAAATGGCAAACATCGAAGAGTACGCACAGACACTATGTGAGACTCTAGAAGAGAACTTCAAGCAAGACTCACTTGATTCATACAGAGCAATGCAGATGAGAGAAGGATACAGCATCTACGCAGCAAAGAGAATCGAAGAGATCGAGAACGATACTGCTAACCTTTACAAGTATGTGATACAGAAAGGACGTAAGTATCTTAAGATCGTACAGCAACAGTTTGATGACATGGGTCCTAATCCAACTAATGAGTACAGAAATGGTTCAGTACACGCATTCATAGACAGAGAGACAGGAGATGTATACAAACCCGCAGGATGGGCAAAACCTGCGAAGCACGTAAGATACAATCTATTAGAGAGAAAGGATAGAGAGTTTCTATTTGATTACAAAAACGTAGGTTGGGCAGGAGGTTATCTCTATATGAGATAATCCACCCACCATGTACTCTTATACATACACACATGAATCTTCTATCTGATCACATCAAAGAGTTCATTCAACCATACCCTCGTCTTAGATACACTAAGGGAGAGTATGAGTTGCGTGTACTACCACGTGAAGAACTAGACATGGACGAAGAGAAGAAATTTTGGAGAATGTTCCGTAAATTTCCTAACGAGTTTGCTGCAGCTGCAGTATCCATGTTACCTAAGGACGTAGAGTTTAAGCAATATGATCATTTGAACAACACACTATTCCTAACTAAAAGATGAACAACACAATGCCACCAGAGGATTTTAACAACGAACGTGCACGCATCTCTAAACAACGTGATGATATCATGGATATTATGACGCAGAAGTTTAAAGAGCACATCGCAAACAATGATATGAATCGTGCTATGGCACTAGCAGATGAGTATTTTGAGTGGTTACACCCAGACATTGCGATGCACGAAGACACACTGTACTCACATGAAACAGAACTCAAACGAACCTACCTCGAACTCACAAGTGGATGATAGTATGAGAGATCTAGTCCTAGCGTACATCAAAGCAAAGAATGCGGATGATGACGCTAAGGCAGAGGGAATACTACACGAGATCAACCAACTGAGACGTTTAACCGATGGCAAATGAAGAGGAACTACAATTTCATCCTAATCCTACTGAACTGTGGGAGGAGTTTTATCTTGTAGTTGCTCCAGTTGTTGTGAGGGAAGCGTACGATTACGAACAACAGTACGATGACAAATGAAAAAATCAACCACAGCGAAGGCACTGAAGGAGAATCTCAAGGGGTTAACATCTACGACGAGATCAAAAAAGAAATCCAACGTGTCATCGACTCGGAAAACCCAAACGACAAAGGGCAAGACCACCTCGAAGAGTACTACAACTCAGAGAGCGAAGGCAGGGACATCTACGACGAGATCTAGTAAGATCACTATCATACAATCACGTAAGAAGGATATGTTCCCACACATGGGTATCGCACATAAGTTTCCCTATTACTTTGAACCAATGCCAGAAATAGCAGACAGATTGAACAAGGCATGGTTCGATCAATATTTTGGCGAGGAACGTATGAAAGATCACATACGTAAGCATAAACTTAAGTCACATCAGTATAAAGCATATGTCAACTATTGGTGGTTAAAAGAAACCAGTAAGAATAGTGGCACATGATACTACACATATACACATAGATGGACTATAATAAGTACATAACAAACAAACATTATCATGACAGTAGACCAACTTTTCTCATTCTATGACTACGTACATTCTTTCTATGGTAAAGATGGTATCTACCCAGAGAACAAGAGAACTATTCCACAGATAGCAGAAGCAACTGCAGAGTATCTTGAGATATGCTTCAGAGCAGACGATCCTTGGACATGGGGAGACGGAGACTCACTAGATAGAGAAAGAGTCAGAGACATCATGAACTTAAACCTAGGTACTGTATAATGAACATTCCAACATATGATTTCCCACACTCACCTATACTATGGATAGGACTAGGTGGGATACTATTCACACTGGTATTATATTATGTGACAAACAGAGCATATACTATATCCCCATTCAACGATGACAACCAAAAAACCCCATAAATTCTTGTATAATCGCAATCAAGACAAGTTTACAATCAGATGGTATGAAGACAATAATATGTCTCAACATCGTAAACTAGGAGAGAAGGTAGTTTATAGCATCGAAGAAGGTGCTAAACTACTTGAATTCATATCAGCAAACAACTGGAGTTACACAGTACAATGAAACCTTACATAGCATATATCATCATAGGGTTATTCTTTATGACACTGATAAGAACAACACTTAAGATTGATAGAAGTGAGAGAAACCAAAGACTATACGATGAACTATGTCAAGTAGATGCATCATACTGTAAAGAGTCATGATTACACCAACACAAGAACATAAGTTTACATCAGATAAACCATACAATAGACACAAATACAAGTTAACTTTTGTTGATGGTAGGTCTATTGTATTTGATGATTATGGTCAGATGAAACAGACTTGGATGCAGTTTTCAGAGGTGTGTTCTCACGTAGATGTAGTGGATAAGAGGAAGAGTGGAGGTGGAGGATTTTAGAGTACTTTTGCGGATGTTAGAGCGTCAGTGATACCAAGGGATATTATAAGGTAGTATAGGGTAGTATCCTTTTGATTCTTAATCATTAATTAAATATAGGTAAGGTGCTCTAGAGTTGTCGTCTTAGGCTGGTATGTATGAGATGTCAAGTGCGGATATCTTTATGTCCCGAAACCCGCATAAACCCTCAAAAACACTCTGAGGTGTGCTACAATTATTACAGAAAGACAGAAAAGTCACTTTTTCAGTTTTTTAAGTTTTTCAGAAAGTTAAAAAAGTCATTTTTTTAAGATTCTGAGTTTTTTAAGAATTTTTAATTTTAAATGTTTGTGAAAACCTACGAAAACCTCGGTAGTTCGGCATTATATGTTATAAGAATTGACGAAAAGTCAGTATTTGCAACATATAATACAAATATCGACAAAGAATACGAATTTATGTGTGAAAACCCACAAAAATTCGAGAATAAGCTTGTCCAGACCTTGGTAAAAGAGGAATCTGTTGGTAAACTATTTCATGCCAGTATAAAAGAAGGAGAACTAGTCCCCGCTGAGAAATAAATGCCTAAAAAGTATAATATTGACCAAGGAGACGCCAATTCAGACGATCTCAACACATATGGATATCAGATTAAGAATATAGACAGGTCCAATAAGAAAAAGATAACACGGATCAGGAAGGATAAAGACAGATAGTGTGCCGATATTATTAGTGGCACACAAATGGTTTCATTATGCATAAAAAAATGCAATAATAGAGTATAAACAAATTCAGAAACCATTTATGTCATTCTTCAAGCACGTATCACTTCACAAATACGACCTAACAGACAAAGGAGTAGCACAGGCATGCTACGATGAGATGAAGGCAGAGGGTTACGACATAGTAATCACAGAAAAAGAAATGCAAGTCCTAGCAAAGCACAGATGCGAAGAGTTCAAGGACTACATGAGACCTCTTTTCGCTTAGGAGGTCTTTTTCATGCCAGAAAATACTTGGATCTACGACACTGTATGGGAAGAGTACAGAGAAGAGCACGGTCACACTATAGACGAGATGAACGAATTCATCTGGCAAGGTAACCGTACAGTAATTAAGGATCTAGA